GTCCGGTCACGGTGAGTTGAACTCGTCAGCCTCGGACTCCGAGTACAACTCACCGTGACCGGACAGCAGCTTCAGAATCACGCGGTCTTTCGCGCGCTTCTCTGCCATCGCATACGGGTAGCTGTTCTTGTTGTTCTTCGGGCTTGCCTCGCCTACCGACCATTCCAGCCGCTCATCGAGCTTGCCGAAGACGCACATGGCGACAATGCCATCCGCCATCCTGGTTTCGATCATCGCTGGTCGATCCCAAACGATCCCGACTTCTGCCGCGACACGCTCGAGAGCCTTGTGCTTGACGACCCACGTAGTACCGTGGACCTCCCAGATTTCATCCGAGGCGATCTTGTACTTGGCCATGAACTCCTTCACGGCATTGCTCGGTGCCTTACCCATTTGCCACCACCCTCAGATTGGTCTTGCGCAGGGCATCGATCGCGCTCAGCAGAAGGCGGATCTTAGTGTCCATGCTCCACAGGTCGGCCTCGTGACGTTCCACGAACTCCCGGTAGAGCGGGTCTTGATGGGCCTTTGAGAGATCGGTGATCGACAGCCAGGCATCGCGCGCCAGCAGATCGATCTTGATCTCCGCTTCTTCCTTCGGTGTATGGTATTCGCCGTTCTCACTCATGATACTCTCCTCTCCCTCTCGTTGTGCTTTTCTAGATCCGCGTTCACGATGATCTTGAGTGCTGCCTCAAGCTCTGCCCGACGCTGCGAGCGGCCAGTTTCCAGCTTGATAAGAGCGCTCAGGTGGGCCGCCTTGCGCTCGCGAGATAGCGGGCCGATGCGGCGTATAACCTCGTATATGCAGGGCTTCATCCGATCCTCTGCCGAATGGTGGCGACGGCCTCGATCACTTCCCTCTTCCACAGGAGCAGGTTCTTGATCTTGATATCGGCATGGTGAACGGTCGTGTGGTCTCGACCGCCGAACTGGCGACCGATCTCCGGCATTGAGCGGACGGTCAGATGCCGGCACAGATACATGGCGACCTGACGCGGCAACGTGATATCTCGGGTGCGCCTGGCTGATATCAGGTCGGTGTTCGTGACCTTGTAGTAACGGCAGACAGCGCGTTTGATGCGCGCAATGGTTACCGCCCCGGCATCGATCTCATTTTCGCCCCACAGCTCCAAGAAATCGCTGGATGGCTTCGGCTCCACAACGATGCTCGGCAAAAGCGGCGCCGGCAGAAAGCGGTTCTTGTAGATATCCGGGGCGTGCTCATAGTGCAGCCTGCGAAGGCGCAGCAGCAGAGCGCGCGAACTCATCATGTCCCGTGTGCGCTTGTCTGCTTCGTATGGACGTACTCCGCCCATTGGTGCCACTGCGATATTCATTTCACTTACTCCCCAGTTGATTTTCCAGCCGCTGACGCTCTCGCTTGGCCCGCCACCATGCGATCAAAGCCCTCAATAGGCGCATCAAGTTCACTCCGAAGTTTCTGAATTTTCATCAGCTCGTTAAAATGCTCTTGCTCGTAATGCAGAACCCACTTCTCGTAATTATCCCTAATCCTCAAAAACAATGAGATGCGCGGCTCGGTAGCGCCGGGGCGCTCCGCCAAAAACTTCTCTACCCAGGACTTGGACGTCCCGACCTTGCGCGCCACTTCGCCATAGGCGTTGTCACGACCGACCCTTCGCGCTTCCCAGTCCACTAGGAGGCTGAGCGCGGATCGTGTGGCGGAGGTGATGGTAGCGGCGGAGGACATCTGCATTTTCCTGCGGAAGTTCTTCATTTTTCGAAACCCTTCATGTGATCAATTGATCTCCATGAAGGAACACAACAACGACAACGATGAATTGCCCTTCGTGAGCATCGGATTGGCGTCCGCGCTCATACTCAACAAGCTGCGTTTGGCGACGCAGCTCTCAGACAGCGCAAAACAGAAGGACGAAGGCCGCGAAGGCGACACCAACGCCGGTCGCGGATACCAGGAGAAGGGCGCCAAGTACGGCAGCCACATCACATAGAAAAAGTTTCAGAGATCCCGCCGGGGTGCCCCGCTCGGCGTGATGCAGAGGCGCCCAAGGCTGGACGTTGCCCCCGTTGGCCTTGGGCGTGCTCATACCTTCGCTCCCCGCTTGGAGGGATTGAGCATTGCAGTGAAGATGGAGATGTCGGTCTTGCGCTCGACTACAGGGCGGAAGCGGTGAGGCCAGAATCCATAAGGTTTTCGCACGCCAATAACATCGATCCTATTCTTGGAGATAAACGAAACAGTATAGACCTTATGTTGTATGAGCCATTTGCGCGTCCAATCAGATCCCGCTGATGCATCCACGCACACCACCTTCTGTCCAACACGAAAGGCCATCACATCTTCTCCCCTGAAGTATCAATTGCCGGGCGTTGCGCCACGATGAAAGCCAGCCAGCCGAACAACGCGCAGCCATAGGCGATGTAGACGAGGATCTCTGATGCCTCGGTCATATCGAGGTACTCACGAGACTAAAGTTTTGAATGTGTGCGGTGAGCGGCGCTGCACTGCGAATTTTGGGATAGGTTGCAGAATTAGCTAGCGCAACAAGACGAACACGTGCCCACTCGCTGCATTGCAAATCAGCGGGGAATCCATGGGGAACGTCATTAATCTGGCGGGGCATATTCATGCTCGCGCCTCCGCAGCTTCACGGGCGGCCAATGAAGCAAGGGTCTCAGCAGTCAACCCGACGTGTGCCGCTGGCTCCGTCGAGAGGATTGCAACCCACCACTCGGCGGGGATGCTGTCTCGCTTGCGCCATTTGGAAATTGCAGAGGGCTTGGCGCCGATATCCAGCGCCATACCGTCCAGCGTGGTCCAAAGCTTAATAACGTCTCGGAATGTGTCTATCTGTCCCATACCCAGACGTTTAGGACAATTCGTCCTTAGACGCAAGGCCAATCTGTCCTTAGACGGCAAAAAAAGTTTAGGACATACTGCCGGGATGGCCGATCAAGAGACGGAAGCTGAGTTCAAACAAAGGTTTATGCAGCGCGTGAAAGCCGCGCGGGCGGCGCTTGGCTGGAAGCAATGGCAGATGGCTGACGCCCTCGGCATGTCCCAGGACAAGTATAAGACATATGAAGTCCGAACCTACCTGCCCCACCACCTAATCGGCCGGTTCTGCCTTATAACAAGGGTGGACCCGGAATGGCTGGTGACGGGCCGGGGAGAAAAGCCGCTGCAGCCGGTCAAGCTTGTCGAGCAAGAGGAAGCTGAGCACCCGCCTAAAAAGGCGAAAACAAGGAAGGTCGCATGAGACGCGCAATTTTAGCTCTGCCTCTGTTTATAGTGTTGGGCGGGTGTGCCGGGTCTGTCTTGGGAGATGCCATTGCCGGCCCAGAGGCGGTAGCCGAGCGGGAGGACTCTTACTGCCGCTCGATCGGCCTGCAGTTTGGCACTCCTGAATATGCGAGCTGTCGGATGCAGACGACGCAGGGGCGGCAAGCCAGGCACCAAATGGCTATCCAAGGGGCTGCGGCGAATATGCAGCGCTCCATAGACGCCAGTAGGCCCGTCCAGATGGCGCCTCGAACCTGTAACAGCTCTGTCATAGGGAATCAGGTTCAAACGAATTGCTACTGACATCTTTTTATCCCACTAAACAAGCCCGCCCTTGCCCGGCGGGTTTTTCTTTGCCCGCTCGATTCGGTCCCAGGCGTCCTCAAAACTATTTTTAACAGAAGGACGTTTTGTCCTTGACGACGAGGACGAATTGTCCTTAGATGCTCCTACGAACACAGGGGCACGATATGACCAACTGGACCTCGCTTAAAACTGTAGACAGCGATTTTGTCTTTGCCACCACGCACAGCCTCCGCCTGTCGGACACGTGGTCGTGGGTTTCCGAAGCGGTAGCGGAAAAGTTCGACACCTACCCCGATCTTCTCGACCTCGAAGAAGACGAGGACGGCCGCGAGTTTGTTGCAGAGAGCGGCAAGCGGTTAGCTGAGATCCACAACTGCCGCATGGTCAATGCGCCCCGTGCGCTTCTGCAGATGGCGGCGGAGTAGTGTGATGGCTCGCAACAAGAAGATCGAAAGCTGGGATGACGAGCGATCGATCGGCAACTCCCTCATCGTCGCACTGAAGCCGGGCTTTGCATTTGCGGCGAATGGTAGCGACGCAGCAGAGCACGTCTACGGGTTCGACACTGTGCGGGAAGCGAACGCTGGCGTCCGCGATGCCGCCCCCTGCGATTGCGATATTTGCACCGGGAAGGCGCGGTCATGAACACTCAGCAGCAAGCCGACCGCCTACTTGCCCAGTGGCAAGCCGAGCGCGCGATGGGGATCAAGCCGGAAGACCGGCTTCGTCAGGACAACCGATCCGAGAAAGAGTGGTGGGATCAGCTACTCGCCGTTGACCGAGAGATGTCGCTGGATGAGGCGATCGACAATGCCGAGCGCGTTGGCGTGAAGTGGGCTTGGCAGGCTGATGAGCTGAACCTGATCGACCTTCACCAGAGCGAAGCCGCAGAGTAGCGCTCACAATCTCATGACCGAGGAACCGCTATGAATGAGCAATTCGATGGCCTGAACTACCTTATACAGTACCGCCAAAAGGCGGACGGCGTGAAGTGGCACAACATGGCCGCGTTCGACGTCTTGGGAGCGGCTGAAAGCTACTTGAAAAAACAGGACCGCGACGAAGATTGGATCTGGGAATACCGGATGGTCGATCTGGAAGACGGCAATGTCACCATTCTAGCGCCGGCATAGCCCCGCGCTCATCTTGAGGGACGGCAACACCGCAATATTTTGTAGGGGATTCCAATGGACGCACAATTGAAAGCGAAGTGGGTTGAGGCGCTGCGGAGCGGTGAGTATCAACAAACGAAAAGCTACCTTCATGACATAGACGGATATTGTTGCCTTGGCGTCCTTTGCGACGTTTCCGGCGAAGGGCATTGGGTGATGGGCGGAAGTGTTTTCCGATTTCATCATGGCGAAGATGATGTGGCCGGCTTCCTTCCAACCGATCTTGCTCTGAGAACTGGTGTTGGAGCGTTCGAAATGAGGCTTTCGAACATGAACGATAACGGCAACGACTTCTCCATTATAGCCGACTACATCGAAGCAAATATCCCGGCCGACACTGTTTCGCTCACGTCAGCAGACCGCGCAACTGTGGGAGGCAAGAAGTGAAACTGACAGACGCGCAGGTCGCCACGCTCCGCGAGATGGCAAATTATGAGGCCTACTTCTTCAGGCAGGCAACAAGCCGGACCCTGGTGGCCCTTGGTTTGGCGGAGCCTTGCTACGAAGGCCGCTCAAAGAAACAGGTCAAGCGACCGCCGCACCGCATCACCGACGCCGGCCGCGCCGCTCTTGCCGAACAGAAGGACCGCACCAATGGGTGAAGCCAAGCGCTACCAGAGTTGCCCGTTCTGCGGAGCGACGCCACATCACGGCCTCGGCAAGGTCTATCGTGACCAGCTACGCGGCGAGCCGCTGCAGGACTTCAGCATCAAATGCCCTCATGGGCACGCGAAGATAACCCGCCCGAGCGAGGCGTTGGCGCGCGCAGAATGGAACACTCGCGATCCTGCCCAACCACCCCTGGGCCGCGACGAAATTGCGGAAATCATCAAAGACACCATAAGTGTTGATGTTGATTTCGAAGGTGCCGATGTCATCGTTGACGCCAGCAAATCCGCCGACGAAATCTGCGCTAGGCTCGCCGCCCTCCGCGCGCCAGAGGCGGCCGACGCGGGGGCTGTGGCGTGGCAATATCGTTTCTTTTGCGAAGATCACTGGACGCAATGGTTCGATTGCAGCGAGGAGTTTTTTGATAGGATCATCCGTACCGGAATGTCGGGCTACTATAAGGCCGAGGCCTGCCCTCTCTACGCCTCCCCCTCCGACGCCGGGATGCGCGAGCGGGCGGCTATCATCGAGGAGTGCGCAAAGATCGCAGAGACGTATGTCCCATTCGGCAAGTTGAAGCACGAGGGCACTAAAGCTGGCATCGCCGCCGCGATCCGCGCCCTCTCCGCGCCGGTAGCCGGGGCAGACGCCGGGATGCGCGCCGGCCTCTATCTCGATGACAACGACACCGGATGGCTATGCGCCGAAGTGGTCGGCAAGGTCATCGTCGCCAAGGCCGACGACTGCACGGCGGTTTCCAAAGATCTGTTCGAGCAGTGGGGGTGGCGCGTCACATCGACAGAGTCGGCCGACTCTGAGAGAGCCGGAGACGGCTTACGGCGCCGCTTCGCGGCGGCAATGCGGGAAGATGGGGCCGCAGAGATCACATCGACTGAGCGAGGCACCCCATGAAGTACGAAACAGCACGCACGGCAATTCAGGAAGAGCGCGCTAGGCAGATTTCCGTTGAGGGATGGACTCCGGAGCACGACGACCAACACGGCGATGGCGAGATGCTGAGCGCCGCTATCGCCTATTACATGAACGGGGTCGGTCGTCCGATCTCGCTCCGACCTGGCGACGGCGCCCCATTGGGTTGGCCGTGGGATGCTGAATGGTGGAAGCCAAATACTCCAGAGCGCGACCTAGCGCGCGCCGGAGCGCTGTGCATGGCGGAGATCGACCGGCTGCGGCGAATCAAGGGCAGCAACGTCGAGCATGTCCAAGTAAAGCTACGAATGGTCATTGCTGCTCTAGATGCACTTGCGGTCTCCCCTCACAAATGCGGTACCGCTACGGGTGGGGGTGCCGAGTGATGATAGCACCATGCACCGTGAAGGCCGCGAAGGCGCAGGTTCGCCAGTGGCATCGCCATCTGAAGGATGTTCAGGGCGGGCTGTTCGCAGCGCAGATCGTTGACGCCGAGGGCAACTGTCGCGGCGTCGCTATCGCCGGCAACCCAGCTCGCGTCTGGCAAGGTCAGGCCAAGCTCGTCATTTCACGGGTAGCCACTGACGGCGCCGAGAACGCTTGCTCTGCCCTGTACGGCTCACTCTGCCGGGCCGCGAAGGCGCTCGGCTATCGTGAAGTCTGGACCTACACGCTGCCGCACGAGCCGGGTACGTCGCTGCGAGCTGCAGGCTTTATCGATATGGGCATGAGCCGAGGCGGTGAGCACGATCGCCCGTCACGCGCCCGTAAGCCTGCCAAAAATGCCGAACCGAAACGCCGCTGGCTCAGGAGGCTCGCATCATGAAGGGCGATATCCGCTGCTTTGAAGGATATCTATGGCGTCACGACCCACAGTTAGATGACCCGGAGTTAGAGACGCGCGTGGGCGATTGCCCTGAGTGCGACGGCCTTGGCTGCGATGAGATTGAACGGCGCGCCGCTGCTGCAAAAGATGTGACCACCCTTTCGGTCACGCGCCATGACGACCAGGCCGCTACCGATAGAGGTGCTAAGTCATGAACCGCACCCTTATCTGGTGGTCCACAGGCGCAGCTAGCGCCGTAATGGCTTCTCTGCTCCTCGCAGAACAGCCAGACGCAATTGTCGTTCGCTGCGAGACTGGCAACGAAGACCCGGACAACTATCGGTTTGAAGCCGATGTCATGCGGCGACTCAACACGTCCGTCACGCTCTTGAAGTCTGATGAGTTCGAGAACGTCAGGGATGTGTGGAAGCGCGAGCGATACATGGCCGGCATCAACGGCGCATCATGTACGCGCGCCATGAAGGTCGAACCTCGCCTAGCATTCCAGCATCCGACTGACCGTCATGCCTTCGGGTACACTGCCGACAAGCCGGACATGGAGCGGTTCGCCCGGCTGAAGCATAACTACCCGGAGCTGGACGTTCGGGCACCCTTGATTGAGCAAGGAATAGACAAGGCCAACTGCCTGGGGATCGTCCAGCGTTGGGGCATCGACCTCCCGCGCTCCTACGCCATGGGCTTCCCGAACGCCAATTGCCTGCAGAGCGGCTGCGTCAAAGGCGGCCTCGGCTACTGGGCACGGTATCGCCACTACTTTCCCGAGGAGTTCGCCGCTACGGCTGCCCAGGCCCGCGAGATCGGGGCGAAGCTCGTGAAGCACAAAGGCAAGCGAATCTTCATTGATGAGATCCCGGCTAATTATCCGATGACGGATGCAATTGTCCCGGCGTGCGATTTCCTTTGCTCAGCCATGGAGGCAGCAGAATGAAGTGCTACCTTGCCCACCCTGTCACTGATTACGGCGGCAGCGCTCGCCAATTGGCGGCCGTGACAGCCATCAACGCCATCGGCTGGGAGGTCGAAAACCCTGACCACTCCATGCACCAGGAAGCATACCGCCAGCATGGAATGCAGCATTTCCTAGACGTGGTGGAGGACTGTGATGCACTGGCCTTCCTGCGCTTCCCCGACGGCTATATCGGGGCGGGCGTGGCGAAAGAGATCGAATGCGCGCTGCGGCGTGGCCTGGACGTGTTCGACGTCAGCGAAGGCCACCTTGAGCCGGTCGATATGATGCCGGAACAACTGCTCACCGTAGAGCAGACGCGGGCCAAGATTTCGCACTTGATGGCATCCACGGTCGCTCCGCACCATGGTGAGCCCCATGGCTGAACCGACCCTCTACGTCACCGAAGGCGAGATCGTGAAGCGCATGGGCGTCGGCATGAAGAACGGACGCAAAGCCGTTCAGAAGATGCGCCTGCATCCAAATTTCCCGCCCAAAACAATCGCCGGCAAGCGGTATTGGCCTGCCGTTCGCGACTTCCTTGAAATCTGGAACAACCGTAGCATCGCCGCCACCGGCAATTCGGCCGGCCAGGAGACCGAAAATGGAACGACCTCACATTCCGGACGCGCCCGGCCTAGCTTGGCGCGCGCGAAAGAGCGGCTGGGCCTGCCTGTGGGTGGCTAGGCAGGATATCGTCAAGGCGGGCTTCCGGCCCTCTACGGCGCAGTTGATGGTGCTGACGGCACCGCCGACGCCAGAGCAGGAACGATCGATCCGAGCAAGCTGCGTCAGGCTGCAGGAGGAGATGTACGAGTTCGGCCACGTCCAGCCAAAGGTGTTCGGCGGGACCGTGCGCGACCTCATCAATGCCTACCAGACCGACAAGGATTCAGCCTACCAGACCATGCGCTACCGCGGCCGGGTCGACATCGACAATTCGCTGAAGCGGATCGATGCGAAATACGGCAAGCTGAAGCTGGCCGATCTCGGCGCCCGCGACTTCAAGCACTGGTACGAGGATCTGCGCTGGCCGGACGGTGCCGGCGGCCGGGAAACCCGCACCATGGCGCACTCCATCATGACGGTAGTCCGTATGATGTTCACCTTCGGCAAGCTCTTTAAGATCGATCCGGCATGCGCCAGATTGAAGGAGGAGCTTTCCGAGATCCAGTTCTCCAAGGGGTCGAAGCGCACCGAGGTGCTTACCCTGCGGCAGTGCGAGGACATCATGGCGGTCGCGCATGCCGATGGCGTGCACTCGCTGGCCCTCGCTCAGGCGATCCAGCGGAACCTTGGCCTGCGGCAGCGTGACGTGATCGGAGAATGGGTTCCAGTAGCCGAGCCTGGCGTGTCCGACGTCATGCACCACGGCCTGAAATGGCTGCGTGGAATCCGCTGGGAGGAGATCAGCAGCAACTTCATCCTCGAGCATCGCATGTCGAAGTCCCGCACCGGCAAGGTGCTGAAATTCGACCTGAAGCAATACCCGATGGTGATGACCGAGCTGCTGAAGATCCCCGAGGCCGATCGCGTCGGCGCCGTGGTGAAGTCGGAGAACACCGGCCGGCCCTGGAAGCAGAGCAACTTCCTGCAACGCTGGCGCCAACTGGCGATCAAGGCCGGCGTTCCCAAGACGGTTCGCAACATGGACAGCCGCGCCGGCGCCATTACCGAGGTCATCCGCGCAACCGGCGACGTCGATGCTGCCCGCATCATGGCCGGCCACTCCGAGACCAAGACCACGCTCGGCTACAGCCGGGAAGACCTCGAGCGCAACAACGAGACGGCTGTGATTGTTGCGGATTTCCGCGCCAAAAACAGAGCGTGAACTGACTATTGAACTATAATGAACTTGTGATAGCTAAGGGCCAGTAAAGTCTAAGGAATTTTTCTAATGCCGCTGATGCGCCGTCTGTGGCAACTCCTTGATTTTACTGTCCCTAGTTCTCACCCAGAGAGCAACAAAGGGGTCCAGTTATGGCAAGCAATTCCGAGATCAGCGAACTAATCAAAGGGCTGATCGCGCGCCGCAATCATCCAGACGTCGGCGCATCTTCGCCCGAAGGCCGGCGCATCTCGACGCTCATCGAGCAGTTGGAGAACGGCGCCCCGAGCGCGCAGACCATCAAAGAGATTGAGCAGATCCGGCGCGATGGCGGCCAGTACGTGCACGAGCACCACGATCATTCCAAGGGAGCGATGTGATGGCTAAATTCCGCAAGAAACCGGTTGTGGTCGAAGCCTACTGCTACGATCAGAAGCCGAAGAACTACCGCCCAGACTGGCTGACTGCGGCCATCATAGCAGAGAAAGTCACGACGTTTCCAGAGTTCTGCAACATCTGGACGCTTGAAGGCACAATGCGGTGTGACCTTGGTGACTGGATCATCCAAGGCGTGCATGGAGAGCTGTATCCATGCAAGCCAGACATCTTCGCCGCAACGTATGAACCAGCTTAGTAATTGAGAGGCGGAAGACCATGGAGCCAGCTGAATATATGCGCCAAGCGTTGCTTCTTTTTGCCAAAGACCCGCCAGACGACGATTACCAGCGTGGGTATCATGAAGCACTGAAGGTCTTTGCGAACGAGGGGCTTGGTTTCAAGTGGGATGACCCGCTGCTTTGGGGCAAAGCAGATCCCGCCCCAGAAGTTCGTCAGAAGCCGAAGTTTGCCGTTATTAATGGCGGCAAGGACTGACCCGCTCCGCTCGCATGACCGAGGATGTACGACATGAAGTGGCAAATAATCGATACAGCACCTAGGGATGGCACGCGCGTAAAGCTGCTGTGCATCCTTGGCGAGGACTTCGGGTTCTTCGACACGGAGTGGTCAACTGAAAACGGGCGCGGAGAGCCATTGCTTTGGGCGCCAGCGAACGGAGACGCAACATGATCGACGACGCGCGCCTAGCCGAGGCCATCAAGAAGATGCGCAAGCTACGGCTGGTTGACAGTATCCCAATCAAGGATGCCGGCCCGCCTGCGAAACCGTTCTTAGCTGTGATGAAGCAAGGGCTTGGCGGCGTATACGATGACGCGGCGCTGGAATATATTTTCCGCCGGTTTCTCGTGTATTACGATGGCGCAGGCAAAACGATTCAACCCGGTGCTGAAGCAGAGCCAGCGACCAGCCAAGCCGTTCATGGCGGTGAAGCTGTAGGCCGAACAGGCGGTTCGATTCCGCCGACCGGGGCCACCACCACGCTCACTTCGAAGGAAGGATGAACTATGAATACGACGACATACCAGCAATTCAAGGACAACCTTAGTGAGAAATTCTGCGCCGTGGTCAATGGCGTTGGAGGCTTAATTAGCAGCGGATGCGGAGACTTGGAGATCAAGCGATCGGATGATGGCTCTATCTACCTCAGCAAGCGCGCTGCGGCCCTCCTGACGGGGCTTCTCCAAGATGACACTCCCGTGGTCTTGGAATAGGAGGGATAGGATATGACGCCAGCGCCAACAAAATGCCCGTGCTGCGATGGGCGCATCACCCTTCACGTTCCCGAGTCTAGCAAAGACTACGAGGCGTGGGAGTTTGATTGCGGAGCGGAACTCATTCGTCTCGAAAATGGCAATCTAACCTACGAGACTGGGTGCTCTGAAGTGATGGCACGCGCCATTCGAGCCATGAACAGCATCGTGACCACCACACTCGTCACGAAATAAAGGGCTAAACAGCCATGCAAATAACTGAGTTCACCCGCAACGCCCTGGCAATTCGCCGCCAGATGCGAGACCTGCACGATAAGGGTTATGAGCGGATCTCGTGCGCCCACGGCATCGGGAATCTTTGGGAGTTAGATCGTGGATACCGTTACCAGTGCAAAATAGTAGATGCTGTGATTGGCTTTGACGGAAAGTCGGTTTTTGTCAAAGTTGAGGCCCCCGCGGTCTCGGAATAGGAGGGCTTCACTGTGAATCAGAACGAACGCATAAGCGCAATTCTTTCCTGTAAACATCGCAGCAACATCCCGCACCCTAATCATCCTGGGAAGCGTCTGGTCGGATGGATTGTTGACGAGGATGTGGCGGGGTTGTCTGACTCTCTATTCGCCCTTGAAGAGATCGAGCGGCTTGCCACAAAACTTCCCACCAAAGACGAGCGCCAAGCTTTGGCAACGATGGTCTATGAGGCTATCCGGTTCTGTGATTGGGCTGCAGGCGAAGGGTTTACACCTGCCCCTGGCGAACCTGCGATTGACCCGGCGGAGTTGCTAACTGATTACGTCAACGCCATTGATGGCGACGAATACGAGGGATTGGCCGAGGCAGCGCGCGAATGGATAATGACCACGCCAGCGGTCTCGAATGGAGAGCGCAAATGACGTTGAATGAATTGCGCGCGTGGCGTGATCGCCAGGCCGAAAAATCGGCAGAGCCGAAGTTTATGGGCAAGCCGGAATCGTGGTATGAAGACCGCCACTGGTTTTGTACCAACGGGCATGTCTCTGGCTACATTCTACGGTGCGACGAGGACGGGGATCGGTGCCTTGCTTGCCGGGCGCCCGTATTGCTCGGGCCAGCCATCGGAGAAAAAGACTTCGCGCTGATACTTCAGCACTCATAACCGGAGAACGCGACAATGGTTGAATGGAAAGCTCGCCTTAAGCAGGACGGATCGATAGTCGCCCGCGCATATGCCCCGACCAGGGAACAGGTCGAGCGAGAAATAAGGCATTATGCTATGATGTACGCTCAAGATGGACCGGTAGAGGTGGAGATTATCCCACCCCGCCGTTCATGACCGAGGAAGGAAACACCGTGAACTTCAATCCAGTAGCCGACCTCTGGGAACTTGATAGCCTTGACCACGATCTCGTCATGGACGGCTATCTGTCGGCTGAGCGAGGCGACCCCGAGCCTGGTCCAAATCGCGGGAAGTCATACTGGCATGGGTGGCGGTGCAGAATGATGGATTACGGGATCATTCCGATCGATGATGTCCACCGGAAGCTCACGCGGGATTATCTTGCTCAGCAGAGGGAGGCTTTGCAGGAGCATGCGCGTGAGGCCAACAAGGTTGCCGCCAAGAATGGCGCGACCATCCACCCACGCGTAGCCGCCATCAAGGCAGGGCGTCATCGCTCATGAGCAGGGAACACCCATGACGCGCTTGTACACTCCACTCGGCATATAACGCTCCTAACGTTTATATTCGACTGTCGCTATTTCACCAGAGCAAGCAATATACCCGATTGCATCAACCCAATCATCAACATTGACAGTTCCTCCCTGTGTTCTAGCAATCTTTAACAAACACATCATCAACCCGACATCGGATGCCGTTAGCGCCTTTCCGCCCTTCCCGTCCAAAAAGGCGTTCCATAGCCCCGCGATGTTGGCAAAATTGGCGTGCTTGTCGCCATGGACTGCAGCCCGATCGCCAGCGACTAGATCGCCAGCCTTACGCGTCAACTCGTGTGCTTGCATTTACTCGTCCTTTTCAAACTTAAATTTACGCCGCACAGCGGCTGTCGCCCTGCGGTCTACAGTAGCCTTGAAGTATATCGTTCCATTATCAAAGCGATACGTTACTTCATGGATTAAGCCGCAGTCGCAACATTGTTCTCTAAACCCCCTCTTGCTTACTGAGACCCATTCACCATCTGTAACCTGATAGTAAACGCGCTTTTTCGACATCTGCTGATCTCGGATTGTGAGGCTGACAATGGGTGGATTTAAAGACATGACCGGCCTTAGGTTCGGCCGTTTAGTAGTGGACAGCTACGTCGATTCCGTCCGGCCGTCCGGGTTGCCTGGACCGGCAAAATGGCTGTGCTTTTGTGACTGTGGGGGCCGCGTAGTGACCCGTGGCGACTGCTTACGCGGCGGGCAAGTGAGCTGTGGCTGTTTGACTAGAGAAGTGACAAGCGCGAGGGTAAAAGCGGCCCCTCCGCGCCTGAAACATGGAGGCTCATCTGGCGGGAAAAGTGATGAGTACAAGATTTGGTCTGGGATAGTCCGCAGATGTGAGAACGTAAACTCACGAGCCTATAAGAACTATGGCGGCAGAGGCATTGGTATATGCGACCGATGGCGCAACGGAAACGGGGGTCGTAGTGGGTACGAGCTATTCCTAGCCGATGTTGGGCCTCGACCATCGCGCAACCATTCGATAGACCGCATCGACGTAGATAAGGGCTACCATCCCGGTAACGTAAGGTGGGCGGACTGGCATACGCAAATGCGGAATACCCGAAAAACTAGATACGTGGAATATGATGGACAAAAGCTTGCAGCATCTGAGGCTGCGCAAAAATACGGCGTGCCCTATGCATCGTTACTGCAAAGACTGAACGCGGGATGGTCCGCTGAGCGCGCTTTAAAGCAGCCGATTAGGCTGTTAAAGATATAGTCCCAGGCTGCCGCTAACGTTTCTGGCGTCAGCGGGATGGTCATGCGACTTCCGCCGCATCCAAGATGGCTGTGCGGACGCGCCCGATCTCGCCGTAGTCACGATGGTAGGTGATCGCCTGGAGAGAGCGGCCCGACAGGAAGCCCGATCCGAAGTGCCATGCGTCCTGCGGGATTGGCGCCTGATGTACCTCGCAGATCACGCCGTCGCCCTCTGTCGCAATCTTGGCGCTGTGGTGGAGGTGAAAGCCGTGAACATACCGGAATTTGGTTTCGCCCCAGTCCGGCGCCCGGCGATGGGCCATGATGCTCGGCATCTGAGCAATCTTGACTGTGTGGCCGTGCGTCGCGCCTAGAAGCACGCTGCCGAACCGATGCCACCAGAACAACGACGGATCCACGTCAACCGCAATGCGCGGCTCGTTGCGGTACCAAGCCTTCAGGAAATAGGCGATGGCGACGGCGCTGTGCTCGTCGTGATTGCCGGGGAGGATGCGGAGCGTAACCTTGACGTGCCGTCGGAGGGCAGCGTCTGCCGTGCGGACCATCAGCTTAGTGGCCACGTCGACCACTTTCTGGTAGCGGCCATCGACCTGTAAGGCGTTGCCTGACTTGGCGGTCTTGTTCTCGGAATTGTCGGCGTGAAGCAAATCGCCACCACCCAAGACAACGCACTCGGCAGAGCTGGGGGTGCGGGCTACCGTGTCCTCAACAGACGCGCCGATCGTGTCTTCCGCAATCCGAAGATCCCAGTCATGGCCGACCTCCTTGTGCCAGGCGAACATCCCAATATGCCAGTCATTGCACGGGAGCAGCGTAAGCAGGTCGGCTGCAGGAGCGACTGGAGCCTTCGCTGGCTTCGCGGCGGGCTTGTAGCCGACCAATGCCGCCTTCATGGCCTCGATCGTGTCCAGAGGGTCGCGCTCACCCTCCTTGGTCTTGATCCACTTGACGACCTCTTGGCCGTCTGCGTTGACGAGGGCGGAGATGCCCTTAATGACGTGACCTTCGGGAATCGAGAAGGGGGCGCCGTGTTCGGGCTTTTGCTCGACCGAACGGCCGCCCGGGCCTTCATTGACACGGGTTACCCGAAAGCCCGGCATAGCCAGAGCATCAAGTAGCATCCCGCGCTCGGCGGCCACCTTCAACCGGCTGCGGTAGGTATTGTATGGAATGCCAAGCCTAAGGGCCGTTTCGTTGGTGGCCTTATTGCCGGCCGCTCGATATGCTGTAGCGGCTTCCTGTGCGAGATCGTCTGATAGAGGCTGCGCCGGCATTCAGACAGCCCAGCTATGAGTTGCGCAGAACAGCAGAAGGCCCGCCATTGCCGCAAGGGCAATAGCGTTAGGTAGATCAATGGTCATGAGTGCCCCTTAGTGCTTGTCGATCTTGGCGTTCAGGTCTCGGAAATCTGACTTGATGTCGGCGGCCATGTCCCTGATGGCCTTGCTCAAGCCGTCCGTGGCCTTTACGAAGTCGTCCTTCAGAACGAAGTTATCGCGGCTCCAGACCTCAATCTGGTGCATCTCCTTTTCGACTGTAGCGATGTACTGGCGCAGCGCAGCACCGACCTCGCCGTAATTATGGTCCTGCGTGCGCTGCTCTCTGACGAACTCTGCGCGGAGGATGGCAAACTGCCCCATCGTTTCCTCCCGCTCTTCAGAGATCTGCTTCGACAACTCGCCTTTGATCTTCGCGACGGCCCAGACTAGGCCGATAATTCCACCAACCGCATTGGCACCGAATGCACATGCAGCAATTGCTACCGCGCTATCCATCCTGCACAGTTTCTTTAATCTTTGAGTGCAGTGTGTTCCTAGCCTTCATGGGGAATTCAACCTTCCTTTGGGGTCAGATCCGGCGCCAAGGTGCCAGCCAAGGCGTCGGATCGCTGCTTACTTGCGTACTGCGGTTATGATGGTGGAGACGTTCTCAGCGCCGCGTTTAGCGAAGTAAAACGACATGATAAGGCCAGCCCAGATGGCCGACGCGCCGGTCACCTCGTCCGTAGTCCCGAGGCCAAGGCACTTATCCCACACCAGCACTTTCCCGTAGAAAATCAAGGTGATGTACATCGCCAGCTTTTCCGGCTCCCAGAAATGTCCAATCTGGGCAATCTTTAATTGAGTGATGGCCTGAGTTTCGGAAACCTGCGCAGCGATCTCCTTGCCGGCGAGGTCGGAAGCAGTCTGCTTATCGGTCGTTGTGGCCTTCAGGTGGAGACTGTAGGCATCGATGAGGCCCTTGACGACAGGGCCGCCGATGAAGCTCATGATGGTCAACCACATGGCTAGCCCGCCTTTGCCTGCTGTACAGCCGCGACCGCCTCATCCTTGAAGACCTCAGCCGCTAGCAACGCGTGCCGGGTTTCCTGGGTGAGATCCTTCTCTGCCACGGCAACAACCTCGATCGGCTTGGTAGTGCGCTTGCGGAGCCAGTTGATGAGATAGCCGATAGCCGTGATGAACGCCGTCGTTGCAACGCCCCGCATGTCTGTTGGCACGCCCAAGAAGTCGAAGGCCCGCGTCGTCACGGGCGTCAGATCCAGGCCAGATGCGAAGATTGCGATGCTGTCGTAGAACGTCACAAGGATGCCGCCAACCCACAGCAGGCGGCCGACAAGGATCGTCTCGGATTTCTTGAAAAGGGCGAGTTCGTAAGGTTCGATGGCCGCGAAGAACTTGGCGGTCCAGGGCTGGCGCTTCAACCACGATCGAACGACAGCATATAATATTGCCAGAACCGCAGTAATGGCAAGGGCGGATAGGACGTAAAACACGGTTATGCCTTTCTGAAATAGCTGGAAATGATGGAGCCAACGGAAGCCCAGAAGCCGGGCTGGGCGGCGGGTGACGGCACGGGCTTGGTGACGGGGGGCACGGTGATGGGCCTATCCGTGGCGCCGATCTTGATGGACGAGTCGAGCGACTGCATGACGAACAAGAGGCCGGCACAGCCGAGCTGCTTGTCTACGGCGTTGGCGTCAAACACGCCGTCAGCCACGTACTTGCCCTTCACATATTGATCGGTACCGGACCAAACGTACGGCGACGGAATGCCTTTGTTTGCGTAGCCAAGACCGTTGTACTGCTCGAGCATCGTCAGCAGGCCGCCGACCGACCAATCTGTGTTGCGGCCGGCATAGGGTGAACACGCCACGAGCGCGTCGATCGCCGCCTCTTCCCACGACTTGAACGGCCCCCTGCCCGCCGGGACATGGACCGACTTGGCATTCCACGGGTCGCCCTGCGCCAGAGAGCGGTCCCAGCGCTGCGAGGACTCCCGCTCGTGCGTTACCGCAATGAAGAACCACGGCACGCCTGTGGCCTTCTCTACGGCCTGGTAGCGGGCCTTTGCCGCCACAAGCCGCTTGGCTACGGGGTTAAATTCTGAGCTGCGGGTGAGCTTGGCATTAGCCCAACGCTTTTCATTCGCGGCCTTCAGGGCAACGAGGTTCGCCATCGAACTCTCCGATGTTATGGAATCAAAAAACCGCCTCAGAGGGCGGTTTTGGCGGCTTTACGAAGGTCGTCTTGCGGGAGTAGGGTTAGCCGTTACACCGACATGGGGGATGAAGGATGCGAAAGCTGTGGCGCTGGCTATGTCATCTTTTCGACCCGCCACAACCTCCCATGACGCCCGAGGAAGAAAAGCGGGAATGGGACGCTATGCAATGGTAGGCCTAGCCAGCCCAAGCGGGAATCGTGAGGTTCTGGCCGTTAATGTTGACCTTCAGCCAGTGTGTGGGGTCGCCGGCAACCGGTGCGTTCGTAAGTGTCGCGGTTTGAGATCCCGCTGCTGAGGTCTGGTTGCTAAACCAAAGCCCCCGATCGGTGCTTACTTCAGTTGCGGATGGTAGCTCGACACGATCGGCGCTGTTGACCTTTGCAATGGCGATGTCCCCGGTATTGGCGCTGTTCCGGGCGCCAATAGCCACAACATTGTTGCGGACCTTGACTGCATAATCAGTGTGGTTCGCGCCAGACATATCGATGGGAGCTTTGCGGTAGCTGCCCTTCACCAGCGCAAAGCTATCGGCCGTCATATAGTCTTCGATGGTGGACTGGCGAAATACGTTGCCATTGCCAGACCAGAAGACTACGCCCTTGTTGCAGGGGCCAGTGACGTTATACATTTCCATCGCTGACGCGCGGTAGGATGTGTTGCTGAAGGCGCTGTAATTCGTCGTCGCATAGGGCTGCTGGGGTGGCCCGTAAGCGTCGCCATAATGCGCATTTCCGACAGAAAGATCCGCCTCTACCGCAATCGCCTCGACGTTGGATGCGACGCCAGGGCGAAGTCCTACGACAGCATTGAGACCATAGCCATCAGAGCCGCCAGGCTTAACGTCAACGTAGCATAGGCGAGCCACCTTGAATACATATGGGTTGATACCGCTGCCGACGTTGTTAATCAGATGATCGATGCCGCAGCTCTCCGGCATGTCGGGCTGCTCAGTTATGCAGTAATTCATCTGTGCAGTGTAGGACGGAGCGCCGAAAGGGCCGCTGAGCGCGGTAGACGCATAAAATCTCGGGTTACCCGAGATATTCATCGAGCCGCCGATAGTCGTCAAATCCGTAAAAACGGGCATTTGTATTCCTTAGGTTGATTCGTAAGAGCCGGAAACAACAAGGGTGTACGTACTAACGGCTGGGTTTGTCCCGTCGTAGAACGTAACGACTACGGAGCCAGACCCAGCAGCAACGTCAGCCGCAAGAGTTTTGCCGACAGCCGTTGTTTCCTTCCCAGCGAAAGAAGTTGCGTTAAGGCTCGCAAATGGAAGGCTCAGAACGGGAATAACGGCGGTGCCAGCTGTGGTGATTGATAGCTTGATGGTGAAAAGAACCGTCTTCCCCAGGACTTTGTACTTCCCCGAAGTCGTTGCAGAAGTGAACGAGCCAGTAATTGCTGACAGCGACGGCGTATATGATGTCCACGCCGTCTGATCTACCTGGATCACGTTGACGTTGTTGCTCAAGCCCTGCCCGAGCGTAAAGGCACCCGTGTTGCCAGCAATAGAAGATACCGAGCCGGCAGAAGCGATCGAGGAAACGGTAGCGTATTTAGTCGCGTTTGATGCGGCGCTATCTGCGATCATGACAAGATCGCCAGCAGCAGGGCTAACCTTCTGTGTCAGGCTTGCCATCGTGAAATCGGTCACGTTGGCTGTTGAGCCTGTAGGATTTCCCTTGAAGGTAAACGCGGCAGCCTGCGCTAGGTTGGCGTTAGTAATTCCGTTAGTAGTGCTCTGGAAAGCGTAGGTACCGGCACCGGTTCGAGTAAGGAAGCCGGTTGAAGCGAAGCCCGTAATATTGTCGAGCGAGGTGCCAGATGCCGTGGAGGCATTTGTGCCGCCGTTGGCGATTGGGAGAACACCTGTGACCCCCGTAGTAAGTGGCAGGCCAGTTAAATTAGTGGCCGTGCCAGATGCAGGAGTGCCTAGTGCGCCGCCGACAAAGTACGCAGCGCCAGTGCCAACCTCATCAGTCAATGCGGCCCTGAGGTTGGAGCTAGAGGGCGTAGCAAGGAAGGTGGCAACGCCTGTGGCAAGGCCGCTGATGCCGGTAGAGACGGGAAGCCCGGTTAGGTTAGTGGCAACGCCGGATGCTGGCGTACCAAGTGCCGGGGCAACAAAAGTCTTGTTGCTGAGTGTCTGCGTTGCGGCAAGCGTTACTACGGTATCCGAAGTGCCTGGAAACGCAAAAGATGTTGCGTCGGTACCAGTAAACGCCAGCGTGTTGCTAATAGTCGCAGTCTTGCCTGCTCCAATTGTCAGGGCGCCCGTGCCAGCCGTCCACGTGTTCCCATTGAAGGTTGACGTAGTGATAGTCGCACCTGAGATAACCGGACTAGTCAGGGTCTTATTAGTCAAGGTATCGGTCGTCGCCTTGCCAACGAGGGTATCCGTAGCAGACGGAAGGGTGAGAACTCCGGATGCTGCGGACTGTGCCACAACCTTTGTGGAGCCAGACACCGAACCCGTTAGAGACAGCGACCCGGCATTGCCGCCGCCGGCTGTTCCGAACGTCCAGTCAGCGGCGGTGTTTGAAACCACGCCACGAGACACGTTGCCGGTCAGGAACGTCAGCGTGTCGCCGGCCGATGTCGTGCCCAACACCATCGCGCCTGGAGCGGTATAAAGAACCCCAGTGGTGGTCCCAGAAGTGTAAGCAAGGATCGCCTGGGTGGCGTTATTAATAGAGATTGAACCATTACTGTTTAGCGCTGATACTGTCGCGCCGCTGGCGAGGACAACCGCGCCCGTCCCCGTCGTCGTCGCGAAGGCCCATGTATTTGTCCCGGTGCGCGTCAGAATGCCCGTGCCGGTCAACGCGGCGATAGCCTGCAGATCCGCATCAAGACCGCTGGTTAGAAGCGATGCCAGGCTGACGATCTTATATGTGCCGGCCGTCTGGTCCAGCACCGCCACCATGGCCGTGACGGGATCAACAGACGGATAGGTATTGAGTTTCGTATAGTCGATATCGAAACTATATTCCGCGCCGGTGCGGGTGAGCGTAAGAAAGGTGTTGGCGATGATGTTGGCGGGAAATTTGGGCAGCGCCTTGAGCTTCAGGGATGGCTTGCGCTGAACCTTGACCTTGATGGCAGAAACCGTCGTCATACCGAGACCACCCCATCATAGACCGAGAACGTTCCGACGAAGAGCTGATTGGTTTCGCCATTGATTTCGTAGACCGCGCCGATGCGATATGACCCCGCCGAGATCTGGGCGAGAGATTCCTTGCTGAAGGATACTGTTAGGACGGTAGGCTCCAGCAAATCGATGCCATTCCCAATGGTCGCGAGCAGGCGCTGCGAACTGTCATCACGGACGGCAAGCGTCACGTCAGCCCCGGTGAAGTCGATATCCTCTCCGGTCTCAACATCAGTCGCGCTGATTTCGATTGTCCAGTCGGCGCTATTCGAGGCTTCAAAGCTGGTAAAATACGCCATGCTCAGAGCCTGATATAGATGGTGAAGACAATGTTCGGAGAAAGCGTAGCGAACGTAGCGCCCGAACCACCAGAGTTGACAGACAACCCTGCGGTAGTGCCAGTCCCAGTAAAGGCATGCTGGTGGAATACGCTTTCAGTTCCGGTATTGATGGTTACCGTGTGCGCGTGATCACCGGTAGAGGATGTCTGGCCCTGGCTGGCATCAGCCGTGGACCCCTTGATGGTGTAGGTATTCGGGTCGCCAAAGTTGGTCTGGTACTGAGCGAAATTGGCGCCGCTCAGGTTTGGCGCTGTACCCGACCCTTGATTATCGGCACTGAATGTCTGATGGCGGTGCGCCCCGGCAGTTGAAGTCGTTGCAGATCCGGTATGCACATGCAGAGCATTCTGGTTGCCAGTTGTCCCGCTGACTGAAACTGAAACGGCAGCGCCGGTCAGCACCCATGATGGAAGGTTAGCAAGCCCGATCGTGTAGGATTCGAGGCCACAAAGGCCACCGAGCACTGCAGCGTTAGAGCATGATGTATTTGTCAGGACGTTGCGCCGTCCCGCGCCCATGTCGTCCATGCCGGCAATGTTTCGACCAGCACCGTCTGGCAATGTGAGTGCTTTGTTCGCCGCAAAATCAGCGGAGGCAGAGGCACCTTTGCCGCCAGCTACAGAGATATTCGATCGGGGCCATAGAAACTCATACAGCGGCTGCGTATCCGCATTGGCTCGCTCGGTCGCGCCAGACGAGGGGCTGCCGATCGTGCGGCCGTTCATACGGACAAAGCCGGACAAGGGCTGATCGTCGTATCGGATCTTGATGTCGCCGGTCTTGTAAACCGAGTCAGGGTCAACCGACGTGCCGGACCCGCCTGCAGTCGAGGACAGCACCGGCAGGCCGTCGTCGTCAAATACCTGGACGCCCGTCGATGTCGTCAGGCGCTGCCGATAGAACCCGTCAGCCAGATAGATCAGCGGGAGACGGCCGGCTGCATCGGCCACGATGGGGTTAGGATGCGGCGCGGTAAGTGAGGAATCCTTGTAACCAGTGCGGGGGGTGCTCGTGCCGCCATTGAAAAGGTAGAGCTTCGCCCCTACCATTAGCTTCCCGTTGGCGTCGAACTGCTGATAGCGGGAAAGAGGGTAGAGACCCGCCGAATAGGCCGGCGAAAGCAACCCGACCGTTACAGCCAGGGTGAGGAAAAGGCGTTTGATCATCTGGGATTCCCAAAGAAAAAAGCCGCCCCTTCGGACGGCCTTGATGGTCTATTGTGTGATGGTATGGCTATCGACCTGGTGGCCGTGGAACGTCTGGCTGCTGTTCATCGGCGCGTACTGCGCTTGGCAAAGAAATCATCCCATTTGGCGCCTGAGCACCACCAACCCTAGCAAGCCCCCTGTCGGCGGCGCGGAGCGCGTTGAACATTTTCTGATTGTTTGCAACGACCTTAATGCCACGCAAAAGCGTAGCGGGGTCGGATGAGGCCAGCATCTCAGCAATCTTGCGTGACACGTTTTCGTTTATCTTATTTTTGCCTTTGGCAGCTCCATAGACCAGCGCCGCATTGGCAAGGGCCGAAGGGTTCGAAAACGGGTTAAGATCGCCTCCCGAGAAACCGTATGTTCCGCCAGCAAGCCCTAACTCTGCCAATTGCCGTGCTGTAGTCGAGTTGCCTTGTATGGCAGGACGAGCAGCGTCCATGATTCCTTCGACACGGAGCGTTACCTCCAATTCCTTCGCCTTCTGCGGACCAAGCACCATCTCTAGACGCTGCCTAGCAGCAGGCGAGTCTGCTATTTTATTGAGAACGTTTCGACGATCGCCAGTTTCACGAAGCATCGCGATATAATCTGAAACAAAGCCATCCTGCGCCAGTTTTCTCTCTTCTGGCGACATCTTGGAAAGACCGCGCTGGATCTCTCCATTCTGCATTTTTGAAGTAACTATCTTTCGTCCTGCCTCTAAAGCATCTTCGGCGCCAAAAAAAGCTGCTGCGCCTGATCGCGCCGTCTGATATTCCGGTACCAGCTCATCAAGGTGCCCTCGCAATGCTTTGGCATGCGCCTGCCCTTCCGCGCCGAGCTTATCAAGATTGCGCTTGACGTGATCCCAGAACTGCAAATTCGGGATCGCCCCATCGACAAGCTCAAGCCGGCCGGTCTGGCTGTTAAGCGAAAATGGGTTCTTGATAGGAGGGAAGCCGGCGAGCGCATCGCGGTTCCGACCGGTGACAAAGGATAGCCGAATTGCCTGTTGGACTACGGGGGCCTGCGAAAGCTGGTCTAATCCATCGTCCCATAAGGCCGAGCCCTTGGCATAAGCCTTAGCATATGCCGGCTTGTTTGCGGTCTTGGCCGCCTGCTCTATAGCTTCCTGAGTTGCCGTAGCATCGGGATAATTGAAGTTTCGTTCAAGCCACGACGTGACGCGGGGCGTTTGGCCCTCGAACCGCTCATCAATGGCCTTGCCAAGAACCGCGCGACCCTCGGGGGAAGTATTCGCCGCCGACCGAGCCAACGCCCGCGTGGTCTCACCCCCAATATCCATGAGGTTTACGGGGTCGCCGCGCTGCTTGCCGGCTACAAATTCCTGCGGCGAAAGCCTACTCGCCGCCTGCGGATCAAGCTCCATATCTCGCTGAAGAGACAGGGCCACGCGTCGAGCGGCTTCATTTTCAGGATCGCGAATGCCTCGAACCGTATTGGCGAGGGGCTGCAGCGCGGCTCGCCCGCCTCGGACTGCCCCCTCAATAACCGCCGGCGCAACCCCACCAATTGCCCCGCCAATAATCAGCCCGCTACCCGCTTTCGCAAGGCTGTCAGTGAGGCCAACGCCTTCGCCGGCGCCCGCCGTAGCGCCTAGAGCCGCGCCAACGCCCAAACCGGAAGCCATGCGCCCCGGCAAGGTTGCTGCCTGCCCCATAGCACCGATTGGCAAGGCGACCGCGCCAGCCACGTTGCCAGCAAGTGAGGCATAAGGATGCTGCTCTTCCGCAGTCTTCGTCTGATCGCGCTCGCGGTTCGCGCTAGCCTCGTATCGCTTCGCTGCTTCCTTGTCGCCCGTCCAGTATTTAACCGCGCCCCCGATCAGATTGTACAGACTCGCGGGGTCTTTCGGATCTGCGCCATTGGCCTCTACAAGCCCGCGCAGTTCGTCGTAGAAGTTCGCAGTGACGCCGTTGGCTACGCCTCGAGCGCCAGCGTCCAGCGCCCCCTTATCGGGCTTGGACGACATATCCATGATGACGCGGGGGCGGCCATCTGCCGCCGTCTCCATTTTGACCCCGCCTGTTGAAGGCGGCGCGTCGTTGGCCGTTGGCGCATATGATGCCCAAGGCCCTTCAGTCACAGGAGAAGGTGCTGTAACTGGCGCGTATGCCTCCCAGGGGCCTGCCATTATTTGATTTCCACCCAGCTAGAGGGATCGCCAGGATTTCCCCCCTTGAAGCGATAGCCATCACGCAGCTCGCCGAATTTTGGCGGCTCTCGAAACGTGGCCGGGTTGGATCTTTGGCCCTGGTCAGCCGGAGCTGCATTAGCTGATGCGCGGACAACCTGCGGGGACTGTCCGTTAGGGGCGAGCATGCCGTTCTCGTCAAAATTAAGTTTCGGCTTGTATGAGTTTCCGCCTTCCCGACCCATAGCCTCAATCGCCGCTCTGCGGTTTGCGGCCTTCTGCCGGATTACCTCCGGCTTATCCCCTGGTACAGGGAAGTACTGCTTATCGGCGTTCACAAACTCATCGCGGCCGATTGCGGCCCCGGACTCACGACGGAGCTGGGCATTGATAAAATCGGCTTTAGCTTGTGTATATTTCTGCTGGTCGTTGCTAACTGCGTAGTTTCCAATGATCGGAATCTTGGTGAGGTTGGCTTGTGTAATATCAGCTCCCTGCCCCTGCACTCCCGGAAGAATCGGTCCTTGTTCACCGGGGGTCGGGGCGATGCCGGAAAGAATGCCTTCGGAGCCAAGCATACGATCTGTAAAGCCTGCTGCCTTGCCCTGGTCGCCATTGAACTTCCCAGCAGCGAACGGATTATTTGGGGCCGAAACCGGAGGCGTATAGCCTGTAGCGGGAGCGACTTCACCAGTTCTCGGGTTGAATTTGATGAACGAAGTCGCGCCGGTATTGGGGTCCGTAACCTCTTTAATACCGAATTTGTCTTCCCCGGCCCGCTCTGAAGCCGCCTTTTGGAGCGCGTAAGAAGCCTGCCAATGTTGCTGAGCCAAGGCGTCCTGAGAAGCCTGTCGCGCATCGTTCTTAGTGTCGCGGGTGTGAGAGTATTCGGTATTCTGAAGCTGCTGCCCAAGACTAGCAAGGCTCATATCGCCCAGCTTCAGACCCGCCGCCGTCAGCGCCACGCCGTCCACTTTGCCGCCCTGCCCCAGCTCGGCAAGCGTCTGCTTCTTAATCTGGTCGGCCTGCGCCTTCTGATATACGTTGCCAAGGTTAGCCAGCGACGAGAAGTCGAGCGACTGAGGCGTGGCGTAGGTCGGAAGCTGAAGCTGGTTGATCGGCATCTATTACGCCCTCGGCCCATAAAGATTGCTGCCTGCAGTCCCCGGCAGGCCGTAAGTGATGCCCATAGATCCAAGGGTTGATCCGGCCGCGCTTCCCGCGCCCATCAGCCCGCCGAAGCCGCCGCCCATGCCGCCCGCCGCGAGGCTTGCCAGTGATAAGCCAGCACCGAGCAGGTTCTTGGCGCCTGCCGCCTTTCCAGCCGCTTCTGCGTTATTCGCTGCAGCCGTCCCCGACGTAACGTTCCCCGAAAGGTTCGTCAGATCCGAAGCGTTCTGCGTGTAAAGGCCGGCCTGCCCCGCGCCAAGAGCCGCCTGGTTGCCGGCGATCGCACTGTTTGCGCCTGCCGTTCCCGTAGCCACGTTGCCGGCCACTCCCACACGATTTGCGGCGTCTGTGCCATAGAGGCCCGCAATCTGGCTATCAACGCCAGCGCGCCCCGTGGCGGCTCCCTGAGTGGCCTGCAGTTCGGGGCTAAGAAAGCTCCCGAGCTTGGTCTGCCAGTTGCCGTATTCCTGATTGGCGAGGCCCTGTCCGAACTTTAGCGCGTCAATATCGGCGTTGCCCGAGTTGAGCATGCCGGCAGAGGCGCGGCGCCGGTTGATCGCGTCATTTCCCTGGTCGAGCTGAAACTGATACCCCGGCCCGGCCTGGAACTGACTGATGGCATTCTGATTGCCCGCCGCGCCGTTGACGCCGAGGGAGTCGAGTAGCGTTGACGTGGCCGTTCCGTACTTCGCCCCAAGGGCGGCCAACGGATCGTAATCAGCCCGCGCCTGCCCAAGAGATGCAAGCGATCCGGCCATGCCGTTATCAAGCGCGCCGTTGGCGGTCGTGCCGTACTGTGACCAGACATCCTTGTTCTGGCCCAGCGTCGTGTTCGCGGCACCATAACCCGAGCCGAGCGAGCCAAGCGACTGATCAAGCCCGTTGTTGAGGAAGCCGGTACCGTCCGTCTTGTACTGACCGTAGAGCGCGCGGTTTTTGTCGGCAGCCTCTTTCTCGGCGTCGCCGCCAAACATATCGCCAAAGAAGCTCATATTTATACCTCAGTCCGTAGAATTTTGACGATCGCTTCGAGTTGTCTCAGCCATAGGAACCAGGCCGGGTTGATCTTCCCGTCAGCCATGACGAACGGTTCTTCCGCTGCCGGGAGCGGAGGGAGTTTCTGCGATGCGGTTGCCATTATTTGCCCAGCAGCGTCACGTCGATATCGCCGCCCATCAGGCCGATATGGACGGGATCAGAAATGCGGAACTTGAACTTGACGCCCTGTGGTCCACAGTGGCCCATCTCGTTGACGGTGATCTTTTGCAGACCGATCGCTTGGCGGCCGAGTTTGCGCGTCCAAGGGCTGGACCACTTCAGCCCATTGTCTCTCGAGATGAAGATGAGAATTACCGGGTCCGTCTCGATCGGATCGATGCCCGAAGCCACGCCCACGCCCACAGAGCAATACAGATCAAGCCGATTAACGCGCGCGCCATTCGGAAAGTTACCTTGCGGGCCGGTCTCGACCTCGAATACCAGGGGCTGGCTTCCCTCAAACTCATTGACGGCATCAATCGCAAGAATATCGCCAGACTGCCTGTCGCCGCAGATCCACTTGCCGAACGCCTGATGGGGCAAAAGCCCGCGCCAGGCCGGAGAGGAACCACCATTGCCGATCGCGCTTTTGCGTTCGTGCCAGACGCTCTGCGAGACGTCATATTCCCACGTCCACGCCGGGCATTGCACCACGACGAATGGAAGGCCGTTCGCCACATAGACCGACATCTGCAGCGTGTCGGTGTTCGATACACTGAGGATAAGACGAGACAGGTCAGGCGTGCCGATCGGGGTTAATTGATATCCCACTAGCTTGTAAACGCCGCCGTCGTCGCCGATCAGGTAACGCTCGCGGCCCCATCCATCCTCGTAACCCGTGATGCAGTACCGGCCGAGAATGCCACGGTCGATCGTTTGAATATAGGAAAACGGAAAGCCAGTGTCGTTCTGTCCGCCCCAAACCTCTATAGATTTGTCGCCGCATAGCAGTAACTGGCCGTTGCCGAGAGTGACGGCCCGATAAAGGATATCCGGCTTAGACTCGGCATTTGCATAGTTCAGCGTATTGATGTTGGTCGAATTGATATCCGACGCAATTACCTTGCCATTTTCCTGGCTGAATATGAAGAAGCCTTTCAGGAAGCAGACTGAATTCGGCGACCCGACATCGGCGTCCGGGTAAGCAGAGACAGCGGTGCTCGACACCACGAAAGCGCCGTCGCCTGGGGCAACCGCCACCAGATCAGGCGTAGATGCGTTGTTCCTCGCCCAGATGACAGGAAGCGTGCCGTTCAAAGACCCTGTGAGAACCGTTGCGGCGCCGCCCGCCGATGTACTCTTGACGGCCTTCCCGGAGAACGCCGAATAAAGCGTAGATCCGACCAGTTGCGCACCTCGGAAACCAGTCTGGGATGTCGTGGCAAATGCAGACAGCCCAGCCACACGTTTCAGCGCAAACTTCGTCCCGGCGTTGCCGACCAGCGGCTCAACATAGGCATTTGTAATGCGCCCGCCGCTCTCCTGCGGGTACTGCCCAGGAGAAGTTGTGGTGGGGAGAGTAAGCGCGACCACTAGCTGAAGGAGCCGTTATACAGGCCGTATCGGCGCCGCGTCAGCACTCCGCGATCAACCCGCAGCGTCCGCAGCGTCCGAGCCGGCGCAGAGATGATCATCAATTGCGCCTCAGCCTGGGCAGCCAAACCGATCAAAGTGCTATCATTCGCCATGTTGAAAGACGCAGCGGCAGCATTTGCGATGTAATGCGCCAACGGCAAGAATGCGGCAGGCTCGATACTGCCATCTACCGGGCCAACCTCGCCAACATCCTGCGCGGTATAGATGTCTAGCTCCGAAAGCAGCGAGACGGTAGGGTCGATGACGAAATCGACCTTGGCCGAATCTTCATCTGAGGGTTCGTCGTTGCCCAGCTTCCCGAGGTTTGCCAGCACCTGCCTGATCAGATCCGCGCGACTTTTGGTGAGATCGGCCATGGCGCACCTTCAAAGAAAAAGGCCGCCCCGAAGGACGGCCCTGAGTTTGGGAGTTATTGTGGTTAAACAGTCTCGTTCAGAACGACCGCCTGGCCACGATCTTTGGCCGTCTGTTCGCGCTTGATGTTCTCGCGCTCGGCTTCAGTGCGGTCAGTCTCCGGGAAGACCTGATCGCGGTGATCGTTGGTCTGGTCCGCCATGCCGGGCTTGACGTCCTCGCGGGGCTTGTCGAAAGCCGGCGACGGAGCATCGTAGGCCGTGGTGCGAACCTTCTCGCCGGAGTCGGTATTGGCCGAAACGGCCTTGCCAACCTTGGCAGGGTCTTCTCGCAGGACCGAGCACAGGTCCGAGAGCTTTACCGCGTTGCCATGGCAAGCCTCGATGCGATCGGCAATGCCGAGCAGGAGGGCGCCAACCGCATCTTCGACGGATTCGTGCGGCTCAACTTCGTTGATCAGATCATCGTGCAGTTTCATTGGGACTTCTCCATTGTGGTGCTGCCCCAAGAGGGAAACAGCGGCCCCGTAGGGCCACTGTCAACGCTCGGAGTGTAGTTACGTTCCGGAAACTCGCACAGCAAGTCGCGGATCGACAGTCTTAGTGCCGTACAGCACATCGAGACGCCAGTTGCTCACGTCGTTCGTGCCATCATAGTACGGGATGACGCGGACGCTGATGCCGTTCTTGCTCTGGCGCGAGCAGTCAACCGAACCAGGCGGGCGAACCATCGGCACCATGCACAGAGCAAAGGCGTTCTTGTCGAACATCAGTGCGTTGCTGTAGTTGGTGTTGGCGGAACCCACGAAGGTGAGGTTGGCGCTGTCGGCGGGCACCACGGAGACGTTCTGGAACGCGCCCGAGGTGATGATCTGCGGCGAGATCGTCAGCGAAGCAAGACCGGCGCCGTCCGACGAGGCGTTCGCCTTGACGACGAACTGCTTCAGGATCGGCAGGGTTGCCTTGGTGATCGGGTTCACATCGAACACGTTTGCGATGGTAAACACGTCGCCAACCACGACACGAGCCGCAGCCGCAGCAGTCCAGCCCTTGGTGAGCAGGGTCTGCGTGTTGGTGCCGGTCAGGTCGTAGGTAGTGTTCTGAGCCGCGCCGTTGACCTGCGGGGTGCCGCCGAACGGACCCGTGGTGAAGGTCGGTGCGTTCTGCGACATGTAGGTCTCGATGCCGCCAACTTCACCGATGCGGCCCTGACGATACGACTTGTTGTTAATCGCCTGGGAGTACAGAGCGGTCTGCGAACCAGCCATTGCCCAGTAATCGGCGGGCGCCAGGATGGCCGATCGGTTGCCCTGCGGTACGGTGCGCTGGTCGAGGTTCTGAGCGCCCTTGGCAAAGCCGGCGAACGACTGAATGGCCGTGCCGGGGGTGCCGACCCACTGCGGAATGTCCTTGTAAAGGGACATCACGGAGACGTCGATCTGGTTGGCGATCTGAACCATGGCCGGGCGGATAACGCGCTCGGACAGCTCGCCGATGTTCAGGGTCAACTGCTGGGAGGTGAACTTGAAGTCAACGCCCGCGACCTGGTTGATCTGGAGCGTCAGCTTCGCTTCGGACACGTCCTGCGGGGAAGCAGTGATCGTGTTACGCACGGTGAAGTCGGTCGGCTTGCGAATGGTGATCGTGTCACCAACGGTATAGCCGTTGATCTTCTTGTCAAACTCGTCTTCGTAACCACGATAGACCATGCCGGCCATCGTGAGTTCGTTTTCGAGAATGCCGACCGCCGCCTTGGCGACGATGCTGGCACTAAGGGTAGTGTTAGCCATTTACCTGAATCCTTTGAGGATTGAGGCTCCGGTCACTTTGGGTATGTCTTGGATAGCCAGGAATCGAGAATCGAATCTTGGCTGACAGGTGACGCACCGCCCTTCACTCTGGAAGCTGGCGGGGGAGCCGATGTTTGCGTTTTTGCGGAGGGCGCCTTCACAGAGGCCTCAAGCCTGCCAATTTCCTTGGCTAGCTCCCGTGGCGTCATGCTGTTGAGGGCGCGAAGTTTGTCTGGGTTCTGTGCGAGATGGTAAGCAACTAGCTCGCTCTTGTCGGACGACAGAATCTCTTCCGCGACTTCCGGCTTGATGGCGATGCTACTCGAAGCCTGGATAACGGCGTCGTAGTCCTTGATGAACTCCTTGGCCGCTTCCACGCGATCCTTGTGAGCCTCAACCCTCTCTCGCTGAAGGGCGTTACGCTCATTTTGGATATTACTGGTGGTGTCCTTTTGTCGTTCTTCGCGCAGGACCCGGCGCGTGTCGTAGGCGTTCAGCGCTCGCTGATACGCGAAGAAGTCGGGGAAGTCGGCCTCTACCGGCTCTTTCTCTGCCGGCTCACTGGAAACCCGGCGCTGCACTTCCTCGAGCTGTCGCTCACGAGCCGCCAACTCACTGGCAAGATGATCGGCGCGGGCTTTGAGGCGCTGGATGCCGGATCGCTTCCGGGGCTTGTCTTCGTCGTCTTCCTTGTCGTCTTTATCGGGTTCTTCTTCGGTAGTTTCGGGCTTTTCCTGATCGTCTTCCGGCTTCTCTTCGATCTCCGGCTTGGCGACCACTTCCTCAACGTCGAGGTTAATAAACCCGTCTTCGGCTGGCGCTCCCGCCTGCACGTCGTTTTCGTCTGACATGTTATGCTCACAAAAAAAAGCCGCCCTGGAGGACGGCTGCTCAAACGCGGCGCTGGCTGCCTAATGCAGCCTGCATCACACGAATTTCTAGGCCTCTTCCTCTTCAGGTTCGGCTGTCATTTGCTCCATGCCGGCGCGGTGCTTCTCGTTGCCCTGCTCGGCGCTGATCGCCTGCGCAATCATGCCGGCATCATGCTTCTCGTCCGTATGGGCCATGCTCATGCCCCGGGACAGCATATCGATGCCGTGCTTCTGACCAGCCATCTCAAGACCGGATTGCGCCCGCACAAGCTCGGCCCTCTTGATCTCTACGTTCAGCGCGTTGAGCGTGCGCTTGGTCTGCAGGTCGTCCTCTTTGCCCGCAATCTCGATCTGCTTCAGATGGGCGTCGATCTGCGCCTGCATCGACTCCTGCGGATCCTGCGGGGTGGCGCCAGCTTCCTTCAGGATCTTGAGCGTTTCGGCGTTCTTCTTCTTAACGTCGGCTTCCTTGTCGGCCATTTCCAGCTCAGCAGCTTTGGACTGCATCTGCTGGGCCTGTGCGGCTGCCTGCTCCTCCTGCGTCGGAGGCGGCGGCGGTTCACCTGGTCGGGCCTGGGCCTGCTTGCGTTCCTGCTGAAGCTTGCTCTTGATACCGGGCGGCAAGGCCTCCTCGAGGCGCTCACCGATCTCCTCGTGCATCGGCCAATCCTGCATCTTGGCGTAGATGTCGCCGATCAAAGGAGCGGCCGGCGGGAAGGCTTGGATGAACGCCGTCATGCTGTCGGCGGCTTCCTGGCGCTTGGTCGCGTAACCTGGCCCCTGCTCGATCATCACGTCATAGGCGCCCGTGGTAACATCGCGCTCGATCTTTTCCACACCGCCCATGACTACGGGCTTGTTGATCTCCCGGAGCTGCGGCTTGCCATCGTCACCGATGATCTGGATCATGCGCTGCGTGTCGTAGATGTGCGGGATCAGATCCATGATGATTTGCCCGGTGCGCTGGATCGCCATGCTGAAGTTATCGATATATACGAACGTGCCGGTGTCCGATTGCGCGTCACGGCGCTGGATAGCCACGCCGGACGTCTCATTGGACTTGGCGCCAAGCGCGGTATCGTAGATGCCGATAACCGCCTTCATATCCTCGGCGGCTTTGATGCTCCCTTCCTGGATAGCCTGAGAGGCAACGGGAGGCTGCACACGCTCCGGCCGAAGACCAGGCGCCAGCGGATCAACGTCAAACTCCAGGAACGGCAGGTTGTCCGTATTGGCCGTCTCCCACTGGTCGTAGTGCCGCTCGACCATTTTCTTGGTGACGATCCACGGCGCTTTCGGCTGCAGTGCAACCACTTCGGTTTCGGCAGAGGCGTAATAATTCACCATGCGCTGCAGATCGCGCGCGTAGCGAATGATACCATGGCGGTAAAGCTGGCGGCCGATACGAACCTCTTCGCCGATCACCGGAACGATGGGGATGTGCATCCCCTTCCATTCGTATTCCTCGAGCACCTCGCCACGGGTGATCAGGTAGCGGCAGACCTTGAAGCTATCGCGCTCCTCGATCCGGACACCCTGCACCTTGGCCTGTTCCATAGCAGCCTTTATGGTGGCCTTGTCGGCTGAGGCCATCTCGTCGGTCAGGTCCTTGATAGAACCGTCCGGCAACAGGGCCAGCGTGCGCTTGATGGCCTCCTTCTTCCAGTAGGTGCAGACCCTGATGTAGGCGTCGCTATGCCAGTTGGCAAAAGCCGCCGATCGGACGTCGAAACCATCAGACTTGGCATCCGGCCAGCGCTTCTTGAACGCCGCAACCGTCATGTCCATCGGCACAAAACAGTGCATCGCGTCTTCGCGCGTCGGCATTGTGGAGTCGGCATCCCAGAGAACAGCTACACCGTCCTCAATGCCGGCAATGCGCAGTTCCTGGTTGAACGTGGTCGTGCTGGCGTATTCAGTCAGGATCTGCCAATGGCCGATGCCGCAAGCCACTTGGCTGTCAGCGGCCGTCGTGTAGATGTGCTTCGCGAAGGACCGGTTCTCGATGTAGCGGAACATGCCGCCGAGGTCTTCTGCCGTTTCGGGATCACCCGAACTGTCAACAGGAACAGCCTTCAGGCTCGGGCGCATCTTGCGCATATCGCCCGTAACCTGACGGATGAACTTGGGCAGCAGGTTGATGGTGTGGCAGGGCCGTCCGTTGCGCTGGATCAGGGCTTCCGGGGTCCATTGGTCTTCCTGGCGACCACGGCGGAACTTCAGGTCCTCGTAAGCCTCGTCCTGGTTGTCGCGCTCGCGCTCCCAGTCACGCTCGTATTCCTCCATTGCGTCTTCGTGGATCTGGCGCCACTCGGCACTTTCGGACGCGGTTGCGCTTTCGCTGGCATCTTCTTTGCCGGCGTAAACGTCATCGTCATCGGTCATCAAGCTATGCGCCCATCCATCCAGCGGCACGGCGGCGCTCACGAAGGCGCTCCGTCTGTTCATGCACCGGCTCGGCAAAGGTCAAGGCAATAGCGTCCCAATCATCCGGAGACCGAATACCGCGATTGCGCATGTGCTCTTTGCTTTCAAGTAATAGGCGCTGGTTCACGTCATACGAGTAACCAGGCCCACAGGCATCAGCCTGCAAACTGTCAGAATCCGGGATGTCGGCACCACCCGGCTCATTCAGCCAATCTCTCGATCGGCTCCACATCTCTGCCCGCCTATTGCGCGGCCCTGCCGACTTAGTCCCATCTGGCAGAATGATCGTTGGCTCTTGCGGCTCCGACCCGAAATTGATCGGCGTCACCGTCTCCAGGTAAACGCCACCCCAGCTATGCAGGATGTCCACCACGCCAGCGCCAACGCCGCCGACGTCAACGAAGACCCGAGCCGGCTTGTCAGCGTCAATAACCTGCTTGATCCAGTTGGCGCCTTCCACGACACTTGTCTTGCCCCGGCTTTCCGTCTTGGAAACCTGCCGTCCTCGACGCCATGCCAGCGAGAACTTGTCGTCTCCAAACCGCGCCGGATCGGCACCGATTACCAGGGGCCCGATGCCATCGCAGGTGTTCTTGCGAGCGGCCAACACGGCTTCCGATCGAATGAAGCTGTCATGGCCTGTTAGCTGGAATGCCTCCTGAGCTGTCGCCGGGTATTCCTGCTTGAACAACAGCGGGTCTTTCAACTCCGCAATCTTCGCGCGGCGCCACACCATCTGTTCCAGGCGTAGACCATGAGCATCAGCATAAGCCTGCTCCTCTTCGTCCATCTTGAAGTCTGGAGGAGCCGGCCGGCTGTACTCATCCTGCCAATACCACGGAATGAAGATAGCCTCGTAATCTCCTATGCCAGACTCTGCCTGCTGCCAGCGCTCGTGAAACTCGCCACCCATGCCGTTGGCTGTGGACTCCAGCAATATCTCGGTTCCCGGCAAATCCGGGATGGCCTGGACAACGCCTGCAAAGTGCGTCTTCGCATTAGGCCAGAAAGCCACCTCAGAGCCGTGAAAGAGCTGGACTGTCTGTGACCGCCCCGTTGCCTTGGCACCGGCTGTGCCGACCGCGTAGCCACTCTCAAGCGCCTCGAAACTCAACTCCTTGGCGTTCGCCGCACCTGTCACCGGCTTAACAAGATCAGGACAATGCGTGTGATAGCGCTCCACCATCCCAAACAGGTTATTCGTCGCATCCTGCTCGTGCGTCAGGATGAAAACCCGAACGCCCTTGGTGTGGCTGGCTCTCCAGTAGAACCTTCCGCCAATGTAAGTGGAAACGCCCTGCTGCCGCCCCTTCAGGACCAGCGCACGGACCTTGCCAGTTTTAGCCCTCTGCTCCTCGAGCTTGCCGTGTAAGTAGATCTGCGCCTGGTTAAGGGTTAGCGGTTCGATCTTGCCCGACTTGGATCTGATCCGCATGCACTTCGCAGCATAGTGCTGGAAGTCGTCACGCAGTCTCTTCCGTATCGTCCGTTCCCTGCTCGACATCGAGCTCATTCAAAGCATCCTCGTGGGAAACGGCCAAGCTGCCGGACATCTCCACTGCCTGAGCGGGCTTGCCATCCAACCGATCTGCGATTTCCCGGATTGCGGGAAGCCCATCAGCGCCCGCCGCGATATCCAGCAATTTGCGGGCAAGTCCGCGCAAGGCACGCGGATTGTCATCGCCCAACGCCGCCAATTCCATCCGCAATGCATCGCGGAACGGCTTGTCTCTCTGCTGTCCTCTGGGATTAGCCATTTGTACGCTTAAGTTCTTGTTCCATTATTCATAACCAAACCGCTGAGCGGGCTTGCCAATTACTGCAAAACCGGCACGCAGACGGTCACAACCGACCTGTCCGCCTTATGGATTACCGCCCGGGCTTCCTTGCACTTTGCTTCTTCGGGATATGATGCAATCAGCGTCCCGGCATTCGTCTTGACCGACATTACCCAAATTACCTTTGCATCATCCGCAAAAGCTGGGCTTGCGAGCAGGAGCGAAGCGGCCAGGATATATCGCATTAGTCTAGCTTCCCGAAATTCAGGCGATGGTATTCGGTCTCGCGATAGTAGGCGTTCACAGCAAACCCTCGCAATTCGGACATCTGGCTGTCTGTTTTCGGCAAGCAGGAGGCTTGATCCTGACTCTTTGCCGGGGCCTCAAACATGCCCCAATGCGAGATCGATACCATCTTCATCTATTGCGCTCCAGATAAACGAGGAACCCGGCCAAGCGACAAGCGCCATAGTCCCCACGAGGTCAACCATCACGCGCTATCCTGATCAGGCGCGCAATACTCGCTAGGCGCCGTATCGATCACCCGGTCATGCGGGATAATCGCCACATTGGAGATCTCCGTCGCTACCTGGTTGGCGAAATCGCTATACATCCGCTCCATGTCGCGCTTGTTCTGAAAATCCCGGATCTGGATGATAGTTGCGGTCAAAAGCACCTCCCAGCAAAAATCAGAATGAACGCCAGAACGTAATATGCGGCAACGTAACCCATTAGGGGTCGTACCTCTGCTCTAAGTACACCGCTCCAAGCTCGGAGGCCGCAATCATGGCCCCGTACCTGTTCGCTAGCTTTTCATTAGGAAATTCACCGCACTGAGAGCTGCCGCCGCCCTGCGACGGGCCATCATCTTCCTTCTCATAACGAACAACCGTCCACACGGTATGGGGGACGGCGCGGTACTCAATCGTCTTTGCCATGGTTTTCTCCAGCGACCGCCTCAGCGGCCTAGCAGACTCCAGATTCCGTCTGGCGCGGTATGGGGTGTCCCGGCCCTATGGGCTGGCAGGTACGGCATCAGGGGAAATGCGGTTGCTGCTCTCGGGACAAGACGGCCAAAGCCCTTTTCGGCAATAGGTGCTATTCAGTGGCTTGCCGTCTTATAAGTACCTGACTGCGAGTGGCTTCTGAACCATCCCCGAGGAGGCATCAGCAAAGGCCCCGGTTTGTGAGGTATCCACTAGCTCCGTCTTCTGCGATTAAGCCACAGTCAGATTAGGTATCAGCTCAGCCCCACCAAGTGAGAAGGGGGAGGAAGCCTTGATGTGAGCCAAGCTGAATCAAAACGCCCGCTCCAGTTTCCTGTGCGGGCGCAAAACTTCATCTTCTATTTCGGACCATGAGTGATTTGCAGCCCCGGGTCAATGCCGAAATACTCAACAAGGTTATTTAGTCCACAGATAAGCACAGATAACTCGTGGGAGCTTGGTACCGGCTTATCAAATACCGCATAGTCCCTAACTGCTACCTGCAGCTTGCGGTGCCCGCATTTGATGTAGGCGCGGTCATATCGAATACCTAGCGCCTTTGCTGTCTCATCAGGCATGCCGACACCAGCGCCCTTTCCTATCCGTCCCCAGTCCATCGCGGCTGGCGTGGGTGATGGCGCTTGGAGGGCCGAGCGATACCTTGCAGCTAGTTCGGCGTACACTTTGCCAGCCTCGTGCTGCGCTGGCGTGACGTGGCCCAAAAGTAGCAGGCGCCCGAACTCCGACTCAGCCTCCTGGAGGCCGCGAAACTTAACCGGCACAACAACCCGGTGAGGTTGGTCCATTACCTGCTGCTTTGGATCCACGTAGGTTCGCTGCGCCCGACCATTAGGCTCTCGCTGGACGCCAACTTTACGTTTCCTGCCGGCACGAGCCATCACGAAGCCCTCGCAAATTCACCAAATACGTCCTTAGCGCGGGCTGCATATGCGGCGCTCGCCTCCTCGGCAGTCGCAAAAATTCCAATATATTTATATTTCCCGTTAAACCTTATTTCCGCCAGATACGGCTTTTTCTTACAGTTTATTCGGCGCACCCCTTTTATCCCAAGTGAATTATTCACCTTTGCGCGCTGGTTAGCCTGGTTGGTTGAATTTGTCGCTAACCGTAAGTTCTCCCACTTCCCGTTTCCCCTATCCATGTCGATATGATCGACAAACACTGGCGGCCACGATCCCGTCATATAGAACCAAGCTAGTCTTGAAGACGGGAATCCCCTCCAACCTATTTTGACCCTTAGGTATCCGTCCTTATCTACATATCCAGCGGAGTCGCCCACACGAGCGGAGCCACGGTCTTTGACCCATGTCCATACCCCCGTGCTTGGATCGTAGTGCAAGTAAGATTTGAGCGCCTGAACGGATAGTTCGCTCTCTCGATTAATTCTGATCACATCTTGCCCCGATGTTCGTTAAACTGGACTCTACGAGAACAACACCTTGCCGACGAGAAACCAGACCCCAAAGTTTATAAAAAATAAGTACATCTTCACGTCTCTCTTGAAGCCGTCGTCGATCATCTCATTCTCCCTTGGGGTTACTGCATTGAGCTGCCTTAAGCTCTAGGTAAAACTCATGATAGCGAACCATGCGAGCAACGTCCTTTTCCGTCACGCCCTTCAGGCGCCGGATGTCGCTGTTGTGGCGCAAGTCTTCGATCTTGACCCGGACAGCGTCTGGGTTGTGCTTCACGCGGTATCGGTAGGCCGCTTCAGAATCGCCGGGGCGCTTGGTCAAGCAGAAGATTGCGTCGATCACGCGAGGACCGAACCCCATGTCGCACAATTCACCTTCAGTCGTTTCGGTATCTTCCAGCAGATCATGACCGACCGCGATGCACTGTAACTCCTCGTCGTCCGTGCGCAGCCGATGCATCACGGTCAGCGGGTGCAGGATATACGGGCGTCCGCCTTTATCGAACTGCCCAGCGTGCCGCTCGGTCGCTAGGGAGATCATCTTCGAAAGCATCTCACCCCTTTTCATTCCATCCTCCTACTGAGTGCTAGGGCTGAAGCCATTCGAGATATGCTCTGAGATCATTGCATCGACCTCGCAGCGGGGTTACCGAGCTTGGCCTTCATTGCCGCCAGATGTTCGTCTGAGAACTCCAAAAGAGGCTCTGCGAGGAGGAGTTCGTTGAGCTGCCGGCGGATGCCCATTACCCGGTACATCTCGACAAGAGACAGTTCACGGAGCGTTGCCGGTGCCGGCTGCCATTTGTAATCGTGCTTGGCACCACATTCTCCGCGATGCCAGCGCCGCATAGCCTCCTGAACGGCCCAGCTAGGCACATCCTCCAGAGCCGCCATATAGGCCTCACCTTTGGCCTCCCCGACCAGATCCCCACTCTCGCGGCTCGGCAGCACAAGCATCATCTTGGCAACCGTCGTCATCGTCAGTTCGCCGTGCACCTCGTCCTCTTCCGGAGTCATAGCGAGGACTTGGTTCAATTCAGATACGTGGTTCTCAATGAGCATTTTTTGCTCCCGGTCTAAGATCAAGGAGGCCGGCAGAGTTGGCACCAGACGGTGAACCCCCTCCTGATCTGGCTGCGTTACCTTCTTTAAGGTAGCGGAGCGCTGCACTACCCACTGTGGCAACTTGCTGAGCTTCGCGGGCCGTCGCACGTCCGGCAGCGGGATCGGTTCGATAATTGCTAATTGATTGGACATTGTTCCCCCCGCCGAACTTTGGCGTATTCCGAATGAAATTGCAGAAAGCCGCATCGTAGTCGGCGTAGAGCTTGCCATTGGCCTTCAGGTAATCGCGGAACCTGGACTCGACAGCAGCGACCGACACGCCGAGCGATTCAGCCAGCGGGAATGCTCTCGACGGCGGCACCCAATTGTCGGGTAACGGGGCGTCACGCTTTTTCAGCACGCGCTCTTTCTTACTTTCTTTCTTTATTGCTAGATCTTCCTTCTTATCTTCTAAGTAAGTAAGAGGGGAATCCGGCGCGGCGTCACTAGTGACGCTTTCGTTACGGTTCGTTACGGTTTGTGACGCTTGCCCCGAACGTAACGAAGTGACGCTTTGTGACGTTTCGTTACGGTTTTCGTCACCGTCACGCGTTACGCTTTGTGACGCTTTGTTACGCTCACGATACCTCTGCTGCCGGGTTGCGCCGGATGATTTGCGGGTCATGCTGCCGGCCATCTCGAAAGCGGCACGAGCTAAAAGCCCGGCTGCCTGCGCCGCGTCCATGCCGCCGGCCACGAGGGCCGCTATGACTGTTGCCGTTGCTGTCATGGGAACACCACGTCGCAAATCCTTTGAGCGCACCCATCGGCGTCTCTGTGGATCTGAGACCCAGTAAACCGCATGGTCAGGTAACCACGGTCGGCGGCAGCCCTGTCCTTCGTTCGGTCATGGGCAATCTGCTTGGCAGACGTATGGAAGTCTCGACCGTCGCATTCGATAAGCAAGGCCATCTTCGTAACGGGGCTATAGATCGCCCAGTCCGAACGGTAGTAGGACCATGCGAACTGCGGGACCAAGAACAGTTCATCGCCTGCCAAAGCGCTTTCCAGGTCGACCGTCTGGCACAGGCTGAGCTTGTGACCGGTGCGCTCGAAGTAGACAAGTATGGCGGCGCCCATCTCATATTCTATGGGGCTGTCGCAGTTGCCGCCGATCTCTTGGAACCGGCGAATGCGTGCGATGGCCAACGCCGTCACATCTCCGATCGGCTTCATCGTCTCTGGGCCGGCTTCTTCTTCGGAGCCGCGCGCATAGAACAGCCGTCCGCTACACTCAACCGGGTAGCCGTCAGCGTCTAGGCCGTCGTCATAGACTGGTGAGTATCTGGCCATTAGGGGCGCACCAGAGACTTGAGAGCTTCCATGTAAAGCTCAACTTCGGCCTCCTCCTCTGCCAGCTTATTGGCATCGGCCTTGCGGCGGCTGACGGCCTTCTTGAGAGCTTTGACGTTATAGCCGTGGCCCTTCGCTTCGGCGTAAATGTCAGTGCGAGCGTCCTGGAGATCCTTGATCTCAACTTCGACATGCTCGATACGCTCGGCAATAGCTTTGAGCTGGTGGTTATCGCCTGCAATAATCGTCATGGTGCACCCCTGCAACAAATCACTAGAGATAATAGCACGTATGCCGCGTGCCCCGGCTTCGAAAGTGTAGTTATCGTCAGCTATCCACCTTGTTTATGGTGATACGCACTCCCTTTACCTCCGCATTCCACTTCAATGCGATCTCTCTTACTATCGATCCGTCATCCGCCTCGATGATGCCGTGCGATACGAGCAAATCGTTCGGCGCCTTCGCGAGGTTGTCGAGGTCGCGCTTGCGCTTGTCTTGGCCGTCTTGGAACTCGTAAAGAATGGATACAGGCCCGGTGAGCTTGCGAGGCCGCTGGCGCATGATTTCGGTGCCGGCTTCCTGTATCCAGGTGTCGTACCGTTGCGATCGTATGCGGCCACGGCGCACGTTGATGAACAGGTTGTTCAGGCTAGGCGGGAACGGCAGATCAAGCACCGTCATTTCGGCGGCCTTATCGAGAGTGCGAGCATGAACGGGTCGATATTGTGCGACTTCCAGAAAGCCATCTCATTCATGGAGTGCTGTTCGTCATGGTGCGGCCGGCAGAGCGGGACGGTCCAGATATCGCTGGCTTTCTCCTGCATCCCCAGACCCCGCTTTCCGTGAGCCAAAGAGGCTGTTCGGATATGCGCGGCATCCACGTTGATTGCCCCGCATATGCAGCAGGGGAGCGAGCGCACGTATTGAAGGTGCCGCTCGTCCTTTACCCGTGGCTGCTTGAAGCCTACAAAGCTCATGCGGCCCTCGCTGCGGATTCTGGATCCTGGAACTTGACGCCGTTGGATGCGCCCCAGGCAAAGATAAACTCGATCAAGTCGATCATCTCGCCCTTCGATAGATCGGACGATGACTGGCCCCACGGGATGAAGGTGGAGTTGTCGAGCGCTGGGATAAACTGCACCTCCCGGCCGCAAGCGTGCATGAACAGGATCTTCCACTGGTCAGGCGTGTACTTCCTGCCAGCGTGTTCCTTCTGCGTAGCCACGTCGGTCAACATTGCCCACAGCCGATCGTTCTGAGGGATCGACCGCTTAGGCTCCTTGAACTCAATACGAGTGCCGGCCGGGGCCTGCGCAGCCCAACGAGCTGCGCGGTCCCGGTCGATGTTGCTCGATACTGTTATCAAGGCGCGGCTCATCAGCGCCACTCCGGCGCAAATGGGATGTCGTCGTCCATATCGCTGTGCGGCAAAGATCCTGCATCGCGGCTCGAATGACCGCTTGCAGAAACACCACGAGCCACTGGCGCGCCCTGCTCGTCCTTCGCCTTGAAGGCGAACGAGAAGAACTTGCCTTTCTGGCCATCCTTGATCCAACCGGAGATCCAGTAGACCTGGCCGCCGATCATCGCCGTGCCCTTGTAATCGGGATGCGAGTCCTTCCCCTTACGGTCATTCTTGAAAAGACTGCCGCTATTATCGCGCTGTTCGTATGCCACTATGCTGTCATCCTCTGTTCGTCGCCCTGCTCCTGCAGGCGAATTGCTGCCAAATGCTCCTTGCAGACGCCTCTAAAAATCGCCTGCCAGTCCGCCTTAAAGTCCGCGACGCGCGCGATAACCTTCGGATCGTTCATCCATGCCAGGAACTGCTTGCTGTCCCCGAAGGCGTAGGCCTCTTTCTGGATCGCCTCGAACAGCGGACGCTGATCTGCTACCCGGAGCTTTTGGCTTGCCGGCGCGTGCGGGATGTTGTCGATCACCTCGCCGTGGTCGTTGTAATCCGCAGTCACGACCACATCTTCCGGCCGCGTGACATGCGGGTTACGACGCGGCGCCTCGAACTCGTCAGCCTCGGACTCCGAGTACAACTCACCGTGACCGGACAGCAGCTTCAGAATCACGCGGTCTTTCGCGCGCTTCTCTGCCATCGCATACGGGTAGCTGTTCTTGTTGTTCTTCGGGCT